CAAAACAAGGTGGTGTTTGTCCTAAAACTGGTAAAGAAATTCCAGAACATGAGATTAACAATCACAAAAAGTGGCAAGCTGATCACATTCTACCACACGACCTAGGTGGTGAAACCACTATCGAAAACGGTCAACTTGTTTGCGCTGAGTATAATAACAAAAAAGGTAATCGTTGGTCTGATCAAACGGCAACATTTGCTTAATCATTCACTTTTGCCTGAGGGAGTGTTGACGCACTCCCTCTTTTTTTATATAATAGTAAACATGTAGAGAAAAGTCGCCTCTACTAAATTCCATTTTGGTGCGACTAATTTTTTTATGGAGTAAATTGAATGTCTGCTAAACAGAAAATTCTAAACTATCTTTCCAAAGATTCTGGTTATAACACGCTTACTGCCGCACAAATTCGTTCCCGTTTTGGTATTACCAATGTCGGTGCCCGAATTGAAGAACTTCGTTCAGAAGGTCACTGCATTTATACCAATAAGAAAACTCTTGACAACGGTAAGACAATCACTTACTACCGTCTTGGTAAACCAACAAGAGAAATGATTGCAATGGCACACGCTGTTCTTGGTGGTCAGGCATTTGCCTAATAAAGGTTAAAACAATTGAGTGAGAGCATATATATATTGTTATGTGTTCTCACTCTTTTTTCATGGATAAATTATGCAGATACAAGTCAACCTTGATGAGTTAAGAAAAAATAAACTGTTTGTTGCAACACCAATGTATGGTGGTATGAATCACGGTCTTTACATGAAGTCGTGTCTTGATCTTCAGACTACAATGATCAAGTATAACATTGAAGTCAAGTTCTCCTTCCTGTTTAACGAATCACTCATTACAAGAGCAAGAAATTATCTGGTAGATGAATTTCTGCGCTCAGATTACACACACATGATGTTCATCGATTCGGATATTCATTTCGATCCAAATGATATCGTTGCACTGATGGCATTAGATAAAGATGTTATTGGCGGTCCTTATCCCAAAAAATCAATCAACTGGAATAACATTGCTGAAACTGCAAGGCGTCATCCTGATTTGAACCCACGTGAACTTGACAATCTTGTTGGTGAATATGTGTTCAACGTAGTAAAAGGCACACAACAATTTCAAGTTTCTGAACCATTAGAAGTTATGGAAATTGGTACAGGTCACATGATGATTAAACGCCATGTGTTCGACAAGCTTGCAAAAGAATTTCCAAAAATTCGTTACAAGCCAGACCATGTGGGTCAAGAACACTTTGATGGTTCACGATACATTCATGCGTACTTTGATACTGTGATTGATAGCACGGATAGTTATACTGGTGGTGGTTCAGATCGTTATCTATCAGAAGATTACATGTTCTGTCAGATGTGGCGTAAAATTGGTGGACAAGTTTATCTCTGTCCATGGATGCGTACACAACACATTGGTACATATGCATTTACTGGCAACATGCCTGCTGTTGCACAGTATACTGGTAAACTGTGATCGATTACAAATATAGTGAAGACCGTATTCTTAACGAAATTAAAGAATACGTCGATAAGACATACGGTCAGCACTATTCACAAAATAAGTTTCAAGCATCAGAGTTCATCATGGATAGTGGGCACGGTGAAGGATTCTGTATTGGAAACATTATGAAGTACGCACAGCGTTATGGCAAAAAGAACGGATATAATCGTGATGACTTGATGAAAGTTCTACACTATGCTATAATGGCTTTACATAATCATGATATGACGAGGAAATAAATTATGAAACTCTCTGGTGACACACTCAATATTCTCAAAAACTTTGCAACAATCAATCAAGGCATTCTTTTCAAAAAAGGTAAGACACTACGTACCGTGTCTGCACAAAAGAATGTCATGGCTGAAGCATCAATCACAGAAGAAATTCCAACTGAGTTCGGTGTTTATGATCTCAATAACTTTCTCTCTGTATTGACCTTACACAAAGATGATCCTGTAATTGAATTTGATAACAGCAATGTTCTCATTTCTGGTCTACAAGGTCGTAGTAAAATCAAATATCGTTTCTGTGCATCCAACATGATCGTTGCTGCACCAGATAAGCCAATCACGATGCCTGATCCTGAAGTCAACTTTGAATTGAAGCAAGAAGACTTTGATTGGATCATGAAAGCAACTAGTGTTCTTTCTTCAAGCCATGTTGCAATTGAATCTGATGGTCAAAAGATTTATGCTATTGCACTTGATATGGCAAACGATGCTGCACACACAGACTCACTTGAAATTGGTCAAAGTAATGGTGACAAATACAAAATGGTTTTCAAAATCGAAAACATCAAAATGATTTCTGGTTCATATGATGTTAAGATTTCATCAAAAGGTATTTCTCATTTTAAAAATAAAAATGTGAATTTGCAATATTGGATTGCAACCGAAACTGGTTCGAAATTTGAAAAGGCTTAATTATGAGTAAATTTGTTTATTTCACAAACGCAGAACCAACATTTGATGGAGAATCTGTTGCCATCAATAAGGATGCAATTGTTTCTGTGTTTGAGTTTAACAGCCCAACAAAAGAAATTAGTTCTAGAACTATTCTGAAGGGCATCGATGGTATTAGTTGGCAAGTAAAAGAAAAATACTTGGAAGTTGTTGCAAGATTAAACGCTGACTGATATAATATTACATTATGATTTTTGTGAAAGGTAACCATGGATCATCTTCTATGGACAGAGAAGTATCGCCCCCAAACGGTGTCAGATTGTATTCTACCAGAAAGATTGAAAACAGTCTTTCAAGAATATGTGAATCAGAAACAGATTCCAAATCTGCTACTGTCTGGTGGGGCAGGAGTGGGCAAGACAACAATCGCCAAGGCGATGTGCAACGAAATCGGTTGCGACTACATGATAATCAATGGTTCTGATGAATCTGGTATTGATGTTTTTCGGAACAAAATCAAAAACTATGCATCATCAATGTCATTATCTGGCGGCCGCAAGGTCATCATAATTGATGAAGCCGATTATCTAAATCCAAACTCAACGCAACCAGCATTGCGTAATGCAATTGAAGAGTTCGCATCGAACTGTTCTTTTATCTTCACGTGTAATTACAAAACCAGGATCATTGAACCACTTCACAGTCGTTGTGCTGTAATTGATTTTGGTTTGAAGAACGGTGAGAAAGCACAAATGGCTTCCTCATTCTTCAAGCGCATTGAATACGTTCTAGATTCGGAGAAAGTTGACTATGATAAGAAGGTGATTGCCGAACTTATCAAGAAACATTTTCCAGATTTTCGTCGTGTTATTAATGAACTACAACGCTACTCTCAACTCGGCAAGATTGATGTAGGCATCCTCTCTCAGATTGGTGACATCTCCATCACGCAGATTGTCAAACATCTGAAAGAAAAAGACTTTACATCCGTCCGCAAATGGGCAGCGTCAACTGAAATTGATAACACGACATTCTTTCGCAAAATTTACGATTCATTATATGATATCGTAAAGCCGCAAAGTATTCCACAAGTTGTACTTATTCTTGCAGACTACCAATACAAACAAGCGTTTGTTGCGGATGCTGAAATCAATCTTGTGGCATGTCTGACTGAAATTATGGCTAATGCGGAGTTTAAATGAGTTTGTTTCCTGACTGGTCAGACACACAAACCAAAATGTGTGTTTATTGCAAGGAAAACAAACCGTTGACTGAATATAAAAAACATCCAGGCTACAGGGACAAGTTGGATATACGATGTACCACTTGTATTAAAGAACGTAAAAAAATAGTAGAAAGTTTGAGAAAAGTATCTCCACCAAAAACAGATCAATGTGAATGTTGCGGGAAAAAAAAGGTAACGTTAGTTTTAGATCACTGTCCAATCAACAACACATTTAGAGGATGGATTTGTGGTAATTGCAATAAGGGATTGGGTATGTTGGGTGACAATCAACAGGGATTGGAGAAAGCTATTGAATATTTAAAAGGGAAAAGAGATGTCGAATCCATTTGACTATGCTACAGCTATTCTACAATCCAAGAAGCAATTGATCGTTAATGATTTGACAGAGAAGGAATACCAGCCTTTTCTGGTTAATCGTGCGCTTTCCCAACATAAGGACTGTGTTCTATTTGCAAATGAGATGAACCGCCGTCATGGTTTAGACAAAAAATTACAAAATGACTTTTTGCTAAATACGATAAGGTCTATGAAAAGACCTTTTGCGAAGTGGGCAAAGTCGGAAAAAAATGATGATTTAGAATGTCTCAAACTGGTCTTCGGACTATCCGACTCTAAAGCAAGAGATGCTTTACGTCTACTAAGCAAAGAACAAATCCAACAAATAAAAGAACAAACCCTGAAGGGTGGATTGGGAAAATGAAATGGTGGACATATCTAAGTTTGTTGAAGTCGTTCTTATAGAGGAGGACGACTTTCTAAAGGTAAGAGAAACGCTAACACGAATTGGCGTATCTTCTA